GGGCTTATGTCCGCTGCCGTTGGTAAACCCTATCACATTGGAGAACATGACAAAGAAGAACTCGAGTCTGCTTTTGCTGATACTCTTGCAAAGTGGAATGTTTTTCTGTTTGATGGCTTTGGTAGCTTTGACCCAGATGTTATTTACAACAGGATCGAATACCTTGCCAGTGGACTGGAGTGCCGTATTATATTTCTTGACCATCTTTCTATATTATTAAGTGGTCTTGACGGCGATGAAAGACGTATGATAGACTCGACAATGACGAAGCTCAGATCATTAGTCGAACGTACAGGTATCGCACTATTTTTAGTATCACACCTACGGAGAACAAACAGTGACAGTAACTCACACGAAGAAGGCGGACGCGTATCACTTGGCCAGTTACGAGGATCTCATTCGATCGCTCAGCTCAGCGATAGCGTCATCGCATTGGAACGAGACCAGCAAGGAGAGGCTAACGCTAACCTTACAACTTTGCGAGTGCTTAAAAACCGTTTCTCAGGAGAGGTTGGCGTTGCTACAACTCTGAGCTACGACCTATCTACATGCCAATTCTATGAAACTAAATCCGAAGACACAGTTGAGTTCAACCCAGCTACAGATTTTTAAACCAACCCCGCCAACCAAACAACAGAAAAGACGTGCAAAATTCAGAGACAAGACCTATTACCCTCCTGTTCGATCTGGAAACAACACCTCTAAGTCAAGAGGACGTTGAGCTGCACTGCTTGGTCACACTTGACTATGAGACAGGTGAGACTACCAGATACAATGACACAGGATCTGCACAGCCAATCAGCAGAGGTGTTACGTATCTTATGGATGCTGACACGATCATTGGCCACAACATCATTGGCTTTGACATACCGATGATAAAGAAAGTCTACCCATTCTTTGAACCGAAGGGTAGAGTTATAGATACACTACTGCTGTCGAGGTTGTACCACCCCGATATGCTAGAGGTAGACCGCAAGGCAAGGATTGACGGTATGCCACCAAAACTCTATGGTCGCCACTCTTTGGAGTCCTATGGCCACAGGTTGGGAGAATACAAAGGGAACTTTGGACAGACTGCCGACTGGTCAGCATGGAGCAAGGAGATGGAGGACTATTGCGAACAAGACGTTATTGTTACAAATAAACTATGCCAACATTTCCACCCTTACCTGACTGGGTACAACTAGAACATCAGGTCGCCCACATCTTACAAAAACAAGAAGAACATGGATGGTATTTCGACGAACGAGCAGCCTACGAGCTCGAATCAACTCTCAGAGGAGAACTGGAAGAAGCTACAGAAGTATTACGCAGAAAATTCGGGTTCGTTGCTGGAACAGTGTTTACACCTAAGCGAAATAACCGGACACAAGGGTACGTACAAGGATGCCCATTTACAAAACTTAAACAACTTAACCCCACCTCACGAGACCACATAGCATGGATACTACAGACCCACGAGAACTGGAAACCAACACAGAGAACGGCCACAGGAAAGCCGGTCGTAGACGAGACAGTATTGAAAGATATTGGGTCGGAGACAGCCCTCTTGTTTCTGAAATGTCTAGATATTACCAAGAAATTGGGGATGATCTCGGAAGGCGTGAACGCATGGCAGAAGCTATCTACGACGTGTAACAGAATACACCACCATTGTTCAGTCGCAACAAATACATTTCGTTGTGCACACAGAAAACCAAACCTCGCACAAGTACCATCAGATGAAAGATTTAGAAAACTATTTCAAGCTACACCTACTAAAGTTCTGGTCAGTGCCGATCTTAGTGGTATTGAGCTCAGGATGCTCGCCCACTACCTCGCCAGATACGATAAAGGACGTTATGCTCGAATCCTTACAACAGGAGATATACACCAAACCAATGCAGAAAGGATCGGAATTACTAGAAGACAAGTTAAAACAGTTACCTACGCCTTCCTTTACGGTGCCGGAAACATTAAATTAGGGAGGAGTTTTGATAAGTTACTACCCGAAGAAGCCGCTGCACGAAAGGGAGCGGATATACGTAAGGCTTATGTGGATGCCATTCCGGGTCTTGCGGAGCTGCTACAGGCTTGTCAGAAGTGTAGTCAGAGAGGTTATGCAAACGCCATCGACGGTCGTCGTATCGGCGTTGACAAAGGGCATAAGTTTCTCAATTACCTCCTACAGGGATCAGCAGCGACGATCGCCAAGAGATGGATGGTCACCATAAACGAGTGCCTACCACCTGACGGTCACCAGCTGTCGTTCATACATGACGAACTAAACTATGAATGTTATAGGCGTGATTGTGAACAACTTGCACAATGGCTAGAGCTTGCAGCCAAAATGGCAGGCGAATATTACAACCTAAGATGCCCTATCGCAGCAGAAGCTAAGATAGGTAGTACTTGGGCTGACGTACACTAAACCACCATGAACATACTAATAGATGCAGACTTCATAGTATACAAATGCTGTGCAGCCTGCGAAACAGAGATAGACTACGGAGAAGACGTAATATTAGTGACTTCTAACTTTTCAGAAGCCTATAGTGCAGTAAAACGTGAAATATCTAACATACAAAACCAATTTGGCTCTTTTGCGAAGCCAATACTGTTTTTTAGCGACTCTAAAAATTTTCGGAAAAAAATTTACCCAGATTATAAGGGTCACAGAAACAGAAAGAAGCCCTGTGGATACAAACGTGTCATATCAGGACTTAAAATTGAGTATGACGTTATTGTCATGCCACAACTGGAGGCCGATGATGCTATGGGCATCTTTGCCACCAAGTTTGAAGGGAATATCATTGTTTCTCCTGACAAAGACATGAGACAGATCCCCGGCAAGCTATACAATCTCGAAGACACCACCACGATCACACCAGAAGAGGGTGCAAAGTGGCATCTGATACAGACGCTAGCAGGCGACCAGACAGATGGCTACAGTGGAGTTCCCGGGATCGGAGTGAAGAGAGCAACAACTCTTTTCGAGAAAGAAGGCTACAGCTGGGCTACAGTTGTCAAAGCTTTTGAGGACAAAGGGCTCACAGAAGAAGATGCTCTATGTAATGCAAGGCTAGCCAGAATACTTACAAACGAGGACTATGATTCCCAAAAGCAAGAACCAAGACTCTGGACACCTACGCCCGAGTACCAAGTTGACTCTGGAACAGGAGTTCAAATTGAAGTTAGTTGAGACTAAACTCAGAGAAAAATATGATACAAACAAGGAGGATGTAATCACGATCTTCCTTGCTTTACAAAAACAAAACTTTATATTAGCAAACAATCTAAAAAACATAATAAACTTTATTTAAAATGTCTAACTTTATCTCCCGCACTGGACGGGTACAGTCTTGGATCGACGATCCGCAATCGAGGCTGCCTGTATCATGCACAACCTTTGTTGTCGAAGACAGCATGGAAGGTGACAATGGCATCGAAGCTAGCTGGAGGTTTGCAAGTCACGCACTAAGATATGGTGCTGGCTGTGCTATCCACCTATCAAAGCTTAGACCAGCCGGTCATACTAATGACAAAGGACTTGTGGCTACTGGCCCAGTCAGCTTTGGCAAAATATATTCAGCTCTAAATGAAACCTTGAGAAGAGGTGGAGCTTACAAAAATGGTGCTATTGTATTGCACCTCGACCTATGCCACCCAGATGCGGTGGACTTTATTACAGCTTCCAGATCAGAACTGCCTTGGGTCAAGCGTTGCATCGACATTGACGATGACATGTGGAAGTTTGCAGAACAAGACACTAAGGACGCTTTACTTTATGGAATCAAATCAGGAGACATCTGGCTCAACAAAATCAAATACACCGAATCCGGGGAGCGTATCTATGGGAACGTCTGTCTTGAGGTATACTTGCCCTCACGTGGGACTTGCTTGTTACAGCATGTCAATCTCGGTGCCTGTACACTCGACGATCTACAAGAGGCTTTCGTTACAGGTATGTCCGAGTTGTGTGATCTCCATGGCCGGACAGGTGTTGGAGAATCTGGAGAGTACCTTACCCCAGAAGTTGACAGACAAGTGGGGCTTGGAGTGCTCGGTCTTGCCAACTTCCTCAGACGATACAACATCACGTACGAGAAATTCGGAGAGGCACTCCGCTTGGTAAACCTTGGCCACTCGGCTAACAACGAAGCAGGCTGTGCCGCTTGGGCACTAAACAATGCAGTCTTTGAGGCAGCTCAGATTGCAAGAGAAAACAATATGGTAAGGGCGTTCGCTATTGCACCCACTGCCAGTTGCAGCTATCGCAGTAAAGACCTAGACGGCTTTACATGCACACCCGAGATAGCACCACCAATAGCAAAGATGGTTGACAGAGACTCCGGCGAGTTCGGAGTAGATAGAGTCAACTATGGCGACGTTGAGATTGCAAGTGAAGTAGGATGGGACGCATACAAGCGTGTAGCAGACGAAATCATGAAGATGCTCGATAGGACAGGATTGCTTCATGGCTACAGCTTCAACAGCTGGAGCGACATGATTAGATATGATGAAGCATTTATAGAGGAGTGGCTTGAAAGTCCACAGACCTCTTTGTACTATTCATTACAAGTTATGGGTGATGTTCAAGATAAGTCTGACGCTTATGCAGCACTTGGAGATACCGACATACAGGATTATTTGGATGGTATACTTGACAACAAAATCAAATGTGACTGCGAACAATGAACCCATACGAAAAATTATTAGGAAGGAAAAGAACATGGACTCCCGTAAAACCCACCAAAGGGGAGGTAAGATCTGGTGCTGAAGAAACCATCAAGCGTGCTCTCGCAATACGTCATATGGAGCTACCAGTTGGAGAATTTATTACACAAGGCTTGGAGAAAGAAGTCCCGGAGTCAGCGAGGACACTTCTTGAGTCAAACGTTAAAGATGAGATTAAGCATGATCTCGCTCTGGGCTTCATTGTTGAATCCCATGGGGCTGATCCCATTGCTGAAATGGAGGCGATACGATTAAGAGATGCTTGGATACAACACCCTGACCACACTATCGCAAAAGCCCTCGTGGCCGAGCGAGCTATATTCTTTGTTTTATTGCCTATGTTTCGTTTTCTTGGTGATGCAGCTCTTAGAACAGTATCAGCTGACATTTCCAGAGACGAACAGATTCACGTGGCGACTAATAGCTTGGTTTGTGCCGAGCTTGGTCTTCGTCCTAGCCCTAGCTTGGATAAGCTTCGGAAGGCAACTATATCTTGGGTACTACAACCCTTAAAAACTTCACCGGACAAACACCTAGACAAAACATTCTGGCTGGATGCGAGCGACCGGCTGATGTATGAAGGCAAAGCACCACAGTTTGCCGACACAAAAGCAGCTCGCATGCCAGCGTTCTTTGAACATGCAAACACCAACCTCCCTCAATACGCTTAGTTTCCATTCAGAGAAACTCGAGAAACTTGTAGAGGATTTGGAATCCAAGTTCGCTTGGTATCCTGTCCACCCCAAGGAGGACTTAGCCTCCATCATGTATCGCTCCGGACAATGGGAAGTGGTACAATATATAAAATCTATTTTGAACGAATAACATGTGTATTAGTTTTGGTAGGAGATCACCTACCCCAGTATCAACACCAGCACCTATCCAGCCTAGACAGCCAGACTTAGTATCAGCTGCTAGACTACCTAGTAAAAAAGAATTATTAGACCCAGATGACACAGCAGGCGTTGAGTATGGTACATCCGCAAAGAAAGATGACACACGTGGAGCGGCTAAGAGAACAGGTACAGACGCTCTTAAAATCAATATCAACACCGGTGGCGGTGGAGAAGGTTCTGGAGGACTAAATGTATAAGGCTAAGGCTAGATACTCTCAGCTTATGTCAGGTAGAACTCAGTTTCTAGACATGGCTGTAGAGTGTTCTGAACTTACCTTACCTTATCTAGTCACTCAAGATGACAACTACAAAGGCAAAAGAACTCTACTCCAACCCTACCAGTCAGTAGGAGCGAAGGCAGTGGTAACACTTGCAGCAAAACTTATGCTAGCAATACTACCACCACAGACAGCCTTCTTCAAACTACAGGTAAGAGATGATAAACTAGGCCAGACGCTAGATCCTATGATGCGTAGTGAGTTAGACCTATCTTTCTCTAAGATTGAGAGATTGATTATGGACTACATAGCTGCATCAAGTGACCGTGTGGTCGTACACCAAGCCTTGAAACACCTGATCGTATCGGGCAATGCCTTGATATTCATGGGCAAGGATGGTTTGAAACACTATCCTCTACAACGATACGTAGTAGAAAGAGATGGTAATGGTAATGTTATAGAAATCATTACTAAAGAATCAGTAAGCCGTAAGGTATTGGGTATAGCACCCCCTCCTAACGAGCAGCCAAATGGCGAATATGGTGCTACAGAAGACGACGCTG